GTTGCGTAAGTCTTTGGAAGTGTTGCATCAATAAAGACTGGAACACCTTGGATAGTACCTACGAGGCCAGCAGGAGCGCCAGGATTTGTGACTGTACCTGATGCGTTGAATGCCTGTGATGCACCTGTTACTGGAACAACAAGTGGACGGTTTGATCCGTCAACCTGTGATGCGAACCAATACCACATTGAAGGGTGCATGACGATTGCTTCAGCAGCCTTGAATCGGTTAGTTGTAACCTTTGAAATACCCTTAGCAATTGCAATGAGACCATTGACCGCAGTTGGAGTTGTTTCAGTCCATGTTGTTGGGATTCCGTTAGTTGTATCAGCACCAAGAGTGATAAGACCCTTGAATGTTCCTGTTGTTCCATCACCAGCGCCGACAACGGCAGTGTTGAGTTGTAGAGCGTAATCAGCCATCAAGTCGCCGAATACTAGGCGATCAAGACCGCCAGCAAGAGGAGACTGTTCAACCAATTGGATTGAAACATTCTCATAGCCTGAAATTGTGCGAACTGGTGCTGTGACTGTTGATGAAACCATGTCACGAGTTGTTGTTGCAGTGTTATCTGCTGATTGGAATGCAGCAAGTGTTCCTGTTGTGATTTGAGGAATGTTGATGCTATCTGTTCCTGCTGGAAGTGCCATGTTTGTAACAAGGTCAGCAGTTACGCGAGCAGCACGAGCAAACTCAGCATATTCATTGATCAAGTAGATAGGAGGAACGAAATCTCCACCAGCACCATCAGTGCGTGAGATATCGCGAGTTTCAACTGCAACTTCTGCTTGGTGACGGTTTAGGCGCTCCCATGAGTTGCGGTCATTGCGAAGTTGTGCGCCAATCATGTCGCGAACAAATGAGTTGCGGCCATTCTTGTCGTATGTCATCTCTTCACGAGTGATTGTTGTTGAACCGAAAGTCTTGACTCCGGCTTCCTTGCGTGATTCAGCAATTGCGGCAGTGCGTGCTTCTACTTTTTCAGCAGTTGCAATGCGCTCGTCAAGAGCTGAGATTTCGTCATGCTTTGCAGAAACAGCATCGAGTGCTTCGGCGGTTACATCGTCAGCAGCTAAAACTGCATCGGCTTCTGCAACTGCGGCATCGCGTTGTTCCTTGAGCTTTGATACTAGAGACATTTATTGTCTCCTCTCAGGGTTGATTTGGATGTGGAAAACCGCCTGGGCAGAAGCGCAGGGGGTGCTCGCTTGACTTATTTTGTCAGCGAATAGTGTTTGAACTTGAGTGCAAGTTTGCGCTTGCGGATATCAAGGTTTTCTGATTGCTCAGAACGAAGGCCAACTGATGTGGCATCGTAAGCAGGAAGATTGACAACTGACACTTCATAGAGATCAAGGTCAGTCAAAGTGCGAAGGCCACCTTCACGAGTATCGCCACCATCGGCAACTGTGAAAGCAAATGACATCTTATCAACATCGCCGCGAGATAGAGCTGAAGCAAGTTCAGCAGCGCGAGGATTCAATGGATCAAGAGTTGCATCCATGCGAAGTCCAACTGAATCTTCGGTCAAAACCAAAGTTCCTGAGCGAGTTGATGCAAGTGGCAATTGCTCCATGTCATGATTGACAAGAAGGAAGATTGGATTGTCAGTTTGCAATGTGCGCTTGAATGCGCCTGGTGCAATTACTTCGCGGAAATTCAAGCCAGTTGCCTCATTGTTGAATGTTGCGGCGTAGCCTGAAATCTTGAGTGAACCATCATTGGTTGCAACTGCGCGAACTTCAGCATTCATTGTGATGCGTTCGGCTGAGCGAATTGCAGTTTTGCGTTCTTCAATCATTGAAACATCCTCTGATCGTGGAGCAGGAAGGGCAGTGATAACTGTGAGAATGTCACTGCGATGAACTGAAACAACATCGGTTGGAATCCAACCATTTCCCTGCTCTTTGTAAATACGAACTGCGAACACTGGCATCTCAGATGTGGCTTCCATTGTGTAACCTTCGGAAGATTTTGCCTGACCCTTAGTCACAACTTTTTCGACTTTACCTTTTGCACGACCATTGCTTGTGTTCCAAGATACGAATGAACCTTCGCCAACTCTTGCAGCTGAGGCACGACCTTCAAATGGAGCAACGATTGTTTTGTCATCAAATTCTTTTGCCATGCGTGAATAATAAGCAGCAACTTTGCCTTTGATTGTTTCAGCATCGGCATCTGGAATGTCTGCACCGCCACGAGCACCATTGAGGATTCCTGCAACTGCAAAAATTCCGCGAGGAATTGCAGTCAAAGTTCCATCAATGACATCGGCGAATTGTAATTTGTAACCACCAAGAAGTTCTTTCTTTTCAGGGTCAACATAGAAAAAGGCTTTTGCATACTTTGCCCAATCCATATTGTCTGAGCCTCCGGCGTAATCTTGAACGCGCTTGTCGGCTGCTGCTGCATCCCAAGCACGAGCACGATCTGCAAGTGGCAAGTCTGATGCACCTGATGCTGAACGACCCATGACCATCATCATTGGCATTGTCATGCCATCAGTTTCTTCTTCGACATCATCTTCATCGATGCCTTGGGCATTGAGTGGGTCGGGTGAAGGTTGTGTGACTTCCTGACCAAGAGAGGCAGTCAATTGCCACTTCCAGAACTGATGCTTGTCTAATCTATCGGCTAAGAAGTTTGCAACTCCTTGCTGGCCGTTGTAAGTCGCACAATCAAATGAATCTGAAATCTGATCAATCACAACATCGTTTGCTGCAAGTAAATCAGAAGCAAGTGCCATTGGTTCTTGTAAAGTTGTTGGAGCATCATCAATTGAACGAAGTGCAATCAATGATGGAAGTGTAAATGGTGCAAGTGAACCAAGTTTGCGAAGATTCTCGGCAATTGGGTCAATGGAGCCATAAACATCTTCATAAATTTCATTGAAAAGTTTGTGATACTCGATGAAGTCGCTGCCTTTGACATTCCAATGAGCGCCATGAGCGCGGAAGTAGAAACTCACAACATCTGCGAGAAGTTCAGTCAGTTCCTCATTCAGATCAGGAACTTGATTCATGTCAGCCATGTCACCCTCCTCGGATGCCATCAGGGAAAGTGCTCTTGCACTTTTCGAGATTTGATTTCTGATTGTTGTTGACCAAGTGAACCCAGCATCGCCACCCCAGGCTGACCATGCAACTCTTCCTGGAGATGGAAAACCATCTTCTCCAGAATTGAATCCTTCTGCTTGCTTGTCCACTTCATGTCTTTTGAAGAATGAAAACATTCTCAAAATTGTTTCAGCACTTACTGGATGTCCAGCAGCTAAGTCGCTCGCCCTTTTCTTGCCAACTGCGGTGAACCCACTGCCAGCATGACCATCGGCAATCCAACCCAAAGCCATTTTTGCTTCGTCTTGAACACCTTTGGGAACTCGAAATGTTTCAGCCATTATTCAAGCACTCCCATCACTGGAGCTGATGGGTCAGCATCTTCACCCAGTGAAGGATTCATGCCTCCAGCAGTTACATTGCCAGCAAGTGCCTGATTGAATGAATCGCCGCCCTCAAATGGTTCCATGCCTTCAATTTGGCGAACTTCATTTGGTGTGCGAGCACCCATTGACACATTGATCATGTTGACACGAGCACGAGTTAGAGCATCGACACGAAGCAATGTTGAAGTATCAAATGCCACATCAACTCCTGGATCAAGAATCTTCGAGATTGAAATTTCAATTCGGCGAATCCAAGGAGCAATTGTGTGAGTCAAGAAGTTCAAAGATGCTTGTTCAACATTTTGATAAGTCTGATTGTCTCCAGTGGCGCCAATCAAGTGTGATGGAACGCGGAAGATGCGAGCGATGTCGCGAATAATTTGTTCACGAGTTTTGATCATCTCTGCATCGGCAGCTGAAGTTGTAATTGGTCGCCACTTCAAGCCGTCAGAAAGAACGGCTGGCTTGCGATGACGGCGATGAGTTGATTCCCATGTTGCTTGAATAACTCGTGCCTGTTCCAAGTTCAACTTCTGATCAGTTTCAAGGATTGATGAAGGAGTTGCGCCCTCTCCATAGAACTGAGCCAAGTGACGATCCATCGCAAGAGATAATCCAATGATGTTTCGAGTCTGATTCAGTGGAGAAATGCCAACCAAAGATTGTGGAGGAGTGAACCAACGCTGGTGAAGAATATCCTCACGGTTCATTTCATTACCAAGATGCAAGTAACGGCGGCCAGTCATGTCACCAGTTGGCAACACCTGCATCTGATAAGGATGCAATGGCACTAGGCCAATCATGTTGCCGTTTCTGTCGCGGTCAATCTTGATGTAAGAGTTACCATGTAAAGCCATTGCAGCCATCATCTGATGAATCAATTCATAAGTATTTGATTCAGGATCAGGGTCGGCCAATACATCAGGAAGTGGAACCATGATTCGCTGACCATTTTTGTCAATACGATAAGCGCGAAGAGGCATGGAAGCAACTGAATCAGCAAGAAGTGCAACGCAACCAAGGACTGCTGAGACACCTAAAGAAGTCCATTCATCGATGCGCTCGCCAGCAGCCGATGTCATTGATGTCTGACCGTAGAGTTGACCCAATGGTGAGACATAGTTGTTGAACTGTGGGTAACGCCCTACTGTGAAGCCGCGTGTGAAAATGCTCATTCAACAACTCCTGCTCGTTGGGCTAAAACTTCAGCTCGTGTGGCTAAAAAACTTCCTGTAAGAATTAGAACTCCCCCTGCTATCAATGCCGCGCCCACTCCAAGAATCATTCCGATTCCAACTGTGATGAGAATTGCGCCAAAGATTTCAATGACTGTCGTTATCAGACCAGACACTTGGAACCTCCTCTTGTTCATTTGCTACTGACCAGGGGTCGAAAATTTGTGGAAGAACTCCACCTTGAGATTGCCACCAACTTGCACGCTCCAAGGCCATTACTGATGCAACTGCCAAGTCGATGCGCTTTGACGAACCGCGTTTTTCTTTTGCAAGCCGTGAACCGCGCTGGTCAACTCGCAATGTGGCATTGCCAATGTGTCGAGCCAGTTGTGGATCAGGAATTGCAGTGATTTGTTTATTGACAACGGCTTCAAAGAATCGTGTTGTTGCCGGAGTCATACGAGATGCAGTTTGTGGAAAGGTTACGACTGGGAGATTTTCTTCATCCAATACTTGAAAAGTCCTTGCCCAACGATAAGGATCGCAAGCAATTTCAAGAACTTGCCAACGCTTGGCCGCTTCACGAATCGCATCTTCGACCTCCAACACTGGCACTTGCCAATCGGCTCCTGCTTCTTCAGGTTTTTCCCACACTGCCACTGGCATGATGTGAGGAACATCTTCAACTGAGATTGCAACTATTGCAGTGCAGTCACCATTGAAGGAACCATCGAAGCCAAGAACAACATCTTTGCCATCAGGAATCTCATGGTCATCGGCAATTGCATCCCATGCACCATGAGGAAGCCAAGCATCAGAAGTTGAAGTCCAAATGTTCAGGCGTTTTGTCTTGAACTCCGATTCAGGAGTTCGCAAGATTGCTGAAGAGAAATCATCAGCTGCAACGATGTCATCAAAGCCAGGATTGGCTTCTCGCCAAGAATTGATGTTTCGGTAATCATTGGACTCGTTTCCTTCCCACCATGCAAAGAAGAAACTTGGATCATCAACTTCACCAAGGGCAACTCGCTTGCCATATTGATAAAGCGAATGACAAATTGAATCCTTGCCACTTGAATCAGTTTTGACACCGGCAGTTGTGATTGCAATCAACATCGGTTCAACACGAGCGCCCATCGCCAATGACATAACATCAAAGAGTTCACGATTTTGTTGTGCGTGGAGTTCATCAAAAGCAACAAGTGTCGGGTTCAAACCTTCTTTGGAAAAACTCTCACTTGAAAGTGCGCGATAGACACTGCCAGTCTTTGGATTGTAAATTGCATCCTTATAGACTTGAAGCAGTTCGGAAAGTTCAGGTTGCAAGCGAACCATTTCTTTGGCAGTTCCAAACACAATCTTGGCTTGTTCCTTTTCAGCCGCGCAAGAATAAATCTCGCCACCAGCAGTTCCAAGAACAAGTGACTCAAGTGCAACGGCTGAAAGCCATGCGCTCTTGCCATTCTTGCGCGGAAGGCCAACCAATCCGACACGATGGCGAAAAGTTCCATCGGCTTTGACTGCAAAGATTTGCTTGGTCAATTCTTTTTGCCAAGGTCGAAACACTAACGGTTCGCCAGCGTGACCTGCAATTGAATCTTTTGTAATTTTGCAAAGTGCTTCAGCAAAGTCAACAACATCATCGCCACGACTTCTTTTCAAATCCGCAACTGGAACTTTGGTGAGCCATCGCGGAGGAAAGCCTTGAATCTTTTTCGCCCCTGTTGCCATCGCTATCTCTTTTGTCTCTTGGCAATCAATTCATCAAGCGCGGAAATCTTTTTCACTTCTGCAACTCCTAAACGAGAACGAGAAACTGGATCAAAACCTAACGAAGTCAACGCATCAGTAAATGCTTTATTGATTTGAACGAAGGCGCGACCGTCAGCTGCCTCAAGCGTTGCCAGATACTTCTTGCGAGAGGCGGTGACGGCATCGGCAAGTTTGGAGGCGTTCTCAATTGCTTCTCGATCTGAGTCCGGCGATAGCCAAGTGATGGCATGGCTCCAGGCTCTTTCCCAAAAACGAATGCCGTCAACGCCTAAGCCTTCAGGCGTAGCCGGAATCTCGTGCGCCATTGGCAGAAGCGTGACAACTGCAAGGTCAGGAAG